TTTAAGAGATAGCCACATAAATGTTGTATGCATGACCTTCATGAAATGCCTTCATATAATCAAAGGTCATTGTCTGCATCCACACATAAAGCAAACCTTGAAGGTGCCTTCACGCAAGAGCCGGGCATCATTGCAAGCTACGCAACATTCAGCATCCGGCACCACATCTACAAAGACACCTCTGTCAGTAAAGGTTGCCTTGACCCCATACTGATCAATGATTTCCATGTCACCCATTAACAGGTTCCTTAAAGACAAAGGTGCCATCAGATTTAGCAGTACCCCAAACAGGTGGGCATTTTTGACCGCACACACAAACATACCCAGCAAAAGGTTTATTTGTAGTTTTGGAGATACCGGCTTTGTAGAGCATCCGAACACCGCCATCACAATGTAACTCTGTTAGATGCTCAACCTCTCTAGTCAGTGTTGCCATTGGGTTCACCTGCAAAAGTTCCTGGTCAAGCTCTGACTTTGGTTCAATTGACCATTGAGTAGCGGCAATCATGGACTCTTTAGGTGCAGTCTTATTAGATCCTTTTACCAAAATTAGACATCTTGCAATACAGCTTGTCGCCGTATCTTCCAGGTACCACTTCCTCATATGCGTTGGGTACTGATCACGCTCCCCCTTAGCATAATTTGTGACAGCCGGGAAAGGATCATTTAGATCACGCCATACACTGCCTTTAAATACAACAATACCCTTATCAAGATCCAGGGAATGGATACCTAAATCAATCCTACCTACCGGATAATTATTGATAAACCACTTGTTTAAAGTGGCGGCATCTTCATATTGACTGTAATCCATTTTTACTTGCTCTCCCTATCCCAAAGACTTACAACCCTATCCATTAAGTAATCATTATCTTGCACTAATTGTTTTTCACGCAATGATGGATGATTTGTGTAACGCACTCTTTGTATTTGTAAAGAGGGTTTTTTATTGTCAGCTTGACCGCGTTTGTAACCGGCCTTGAAGCCTTTGTCATAGCCATTTTCTACAGCTACAAACCAGGTGACTCCAATTAACAAAGCCACTAAAGTAAATAAACAGATTGTGACTAACCAACCATATATTTCATAGTTCATATTTCACCGCTTCCTTGAACTTGTCTAACCAATAACCCTCAACCATTTTGGCCGAGAGCCTTCCCCTGACCTGAGTAGCACCCATAGCCTTGCGTGCATACTCCCGGATCAGAGAAGCCTTAACAAAGTGTTTGCGTTTGTCATCTACATACGCCCCACTTATCTTGTCCCATTTAACTATTACCAAGTCATTGCCTTCATAAGACCATCCGGTAACTGCACCGGTTCTACATCATTGATGACTGTGTATTGAGTCCCATTAGGATGAATTGATGGTGGTAGTACCACATAACCTTTGTGTTTAATGTCAATACCATTGGCTAACTTGCCTTTAAACTGTAAGCCAGGATCAGCTTTAAAATAAAAATGGTAACCATCATCTGTTTGTACAGTGTGTGTATTTAGTTTGACACACCATTCATAATAGTTTTGCCATTCCTGTTTGCTTACCGCATTGCGTTTGTCAAAATCTAATACAACCAAAGATGATTGTTTAATTGCCAAACCAATATTTAAATCAGTATCTTCAAACCATTTTGCAATTGTTTTAAGATCACCACTTGCATCCAGGTAACCATGTCTTAGAAACTTGCATGGTTCTTTTGATTGTTTTTTTAGTGGCATTACCCACCAACCTTTTTGTGCATAAGCTACAGCGTTCATATCCCATCCCTTCAAATGGATTTACAAAAGCAATTGAACCATACCTTACTGACAATTGCAACTACCCAAAGGCTTTGCCCAGGGCTACAAAACTCCCATCATTGTTAAACCTAATCATCTCAAAACTTACATTACCCCTCTTGACTGTCATGATGACCGCCCCGGCTTGCCAGTTTGCGTAGCCTCTAATGCCTAAATAAGACATCTTTGACATATCACATGTATGTCCTACCTCAACACCCACCAAAACTCTCTCTAAACGGCCATTAAAGGCCTCTGAGTGGCATGTGTAGCCCATTCTGTGAGAGTGACCCGTCACGCTTGAACGCCCCCACCGCTTTGCTATGTTGAGCGCGGTAGAGCCGCCAACCCTGGACATAGTTCCTTCATCCCCATGACAGAGTACAAAGTCAGTACCAGGTATCTCATAAGGCTTCTTGGCGTAATAAATCCCAAGCTCTTTAAAATCCATAAACTTTTCATATTGCAACTCCGGCAACTCCATGAGACCAGGCACACGCATTACCGCTTTATACAATCTATCGCCATGATTAGATCTTGAGACTACATCAGTCTTTAGATCATAAAGAATATCTTTACAAAGATCTCTGTCTGCGTTAAGAGTTTGCTCAAAAGATTCCGGCTTGCCCTCTGACCATCTTGATATAGTATTTAAATCTAGCTCATCACCAACATTTAAAACTAAATCAAACTTGAAGGTATTGACTAACTTTTTTAAATTGACAATAGCCTCATCAAATTGAAATGGGACTTGCATATCTGAACAAATCAGATACCGGGCATTAAAACTCTTGTCCCGCTTAATCTTCTTCCTCATCATCTTCCCAAGGTTTTCTTATTGGATCATCCGGCGATACAATCCAATCCGGATAACTACTCCTGTCCATAGCAAAAGCAAGTGCAGTAGATTCTGACATTCCGGCTTTACGACAAGCTTCATAAACCTCTTGAGCCGCAATTGCCCAAAAATCTAATTTAGTTAAAGGTATGTCTTTTGTGGTACGCCTTTTTTTGGCTATCTTTTTGCTTTTGCTTTTGCGTGTAGTGGCCATAGGTCAATTGTAAATCACAACACTCCTGATATTGCCCGGTGGACACCTTCCTCAAGTGTTATTTTTGGTGTGTAGTAATCGCTCATCATTGTTGGATTACCTACCCGGTAGGCGACCCCTGCCGGCTTATCTGAGACAATATTAAACTTAGGGTATTTATTAACACCTAAAGTATCCAGGGCAATCTTAGCCAGCTCTACAAAAGTGGTTGCCCGGCCTGTACATAGATTGACTGTTTGATTGCAGTCATTTTTGGCCATCTCACAAACTGCATCTACAACATCATCTATGTGTATGAAATCCCTTGTTGTATTGGCTCTACCCCATATATCAAATGGATTTGAGTTCATCATGGCTCTTTGCATTATTGAGGGGAATGGGTAAGTGAGATCCTGGTCAGTGCCATAACCACTAAAAGGTCTCAGGGTTAAGACCTTTGTGCCTGTCTCTCTCAGATAATTTACCAGCATCTCACCGGTCAATTTAGACCAGCCATAGGTCATATCCGGTGCGCCGATCTTTTTAAAGTTTATGTCATTCTCTTTGAGTTTATGTTTTTTTGCAATGGTTTGTAGTTCAACTGGATAAGCGGCTGATGAGCTAAAATAAACTACATAAGGCTGTTTTGTGACCATGCACCAATTTACAAACTCTGCATCTATGGCTAGATCAACGGCCAAGGTCAAGGGTGCTTGTTCAATCTGTACTCTGCCACCCACAATTGCGGCAAGGTGAATGACTAAATCATATTGCTTTGTCTCTAGCTTAAAAAAGGCTCTGCAATCTGTACCATTTTTTAGATCTACCAGTGTGAACTTTGCATAGGGTAAGGCACGCCTAAAAGCCCGGCCAACAAAACCATGTGAGCCGGTAAGTAGAATGTTCATCTGTATTGTCTGACAAGAGCCGCATACTCTGTGGTCAAAAAATACTGTTGCAGGGTCAATAAATCTTTTTCATACCACTTAGGATCATTGACTCTAAGATAGCCCTCATCCATCTCGGCTTTACCGGCAACTGGATGCAGATGCTCAATAATCACATCAGGTAGATACTTCAAACAATTTAAATCAATGCCTAACTGTTTTACAAAGTTATCAAAAAACAGGTGTATGCATCCTGGGAAGGTCATACCCCTTAACTCATTAACAAGAGACCTGCTCATTGCAAAAGCTGTAGGTAGGTTCCCACCTTGCAAAAGATCATTGCCATAAGCAATGCCATTATCAAAGCCTATCGCTTCCATAAGGGCTTTATCCCAGCCCTGGGTTCTAGGAAGGTGATCATCACCCATAAAAATATAATAATCGTATAAAGGGTATGTAGTAATATCCAAAAGCCTAACCGCACCATCATTAAGAGACTTAGCACAACCGCCTGTTTTATTGTCAGCCGGTAGGCATCTATAGTTTCTTTGATCCTCTTCCTTAACATACTTACTCCAAAGGACATCATCATTATCAATGACAAAATAAAGATCTGCCTCTGCACCGGTGTCAATAAAGGCTTGAGCAAGCCGGTAAGCATTTTCAGGTCTGCCCCTTGAAGGTACTACCACGCAACTCTTCATGGCAGTAGCGTAGATTGATTACCTACGATTTATAAGCAGGTCATAAAGCGTGTCTAATTTAACCTCTATCTTGGCAATCCGACCCTCTAAGTTATGTTGGCCATTATTATCAGGTTTAAGCTCTGATAGATAATGTTTAACTAGCCACCGGACTGTGGCAACCAAAGAGCATACAATTGTGATTGTAGATACTGCCAAAGCCGCCCAGTCATTCATGCTCATTAGCTGTTGATACCAAAAGACTTGTCTTGAGGATCAAAGTAGCGTGCCAAAGGTGCAACCAAGGCACCAGCCAAGATTGATAACTCAGGTTTTACATCTGCAACCAAAGCCAAAACTGTGGTGACAGTGGCGGCGGCAAGACTGCGTAGATATGACTTGATAATTTCTTTTTGTTTTTTTGTCAGCTTCATAATAATCCTAACTCTTTGATTTTTGTTTTGACTTGATCTTGATTTATAGCAATCTCAAAGTGCATATCATCTTTACGCCTTTTGTAATTGCCACCCCAAGCCAATCCATATTTAGTTATGAGTAAGGTAATTGTATTACGCTGAGCCTGATTAAAGGTATTTGACTTGCCCAAAGGATGTTTAATTGCATTTAGATCAATTGCAGTCCCGGATGAATGATTGCTCAATACTTTGTCTGATGATCTAGTCATGCGGAAGGCATAACCCCAGTCATCTAATTCGCCTTCATCTATTGGCTCAACCCATTCATGAAAGTCTTTAGCAAAATTGACAAGCAAAGGTGCAACCGCTTTTGCACATGCAAACTTAATTTTTGTGCCTGGCACAACAAAAGACTCTATACCTAGAGCTTTACGATCTCCACTGGCCGGCCATCCATTAGGGCTAGTGAGTTCTCTAATTATTGCCACAATTTAAATGCACTATTCCCTAAGATTGTGCTAACTCAGTAAGAGTTTGGCTTCGTCTGCGGTAATGCCTAAGCGGTCTAATAAGGCTGCTTTGGCTGTTGCCTTTGCTTCCGCCTCGGCTTTTGCTGCAAGCCTTTCAGCAGCATCCGCTTTGGATTGAGCAATTTCAACAGCAGTTGCATCTCTTTCAAATGTTTCGCCAGTTTCAACATTGTGTTCATATATTTTCATTATTTTATCCCTAACAATTCGTATGTTCCTGAGGTAAATGCGTTGTCAATAAATAATTGAATTTGATTTATGGCAGCATCATTATGCACATACTGCCCACTTTGAAAATTAGTTTCCCAAGTAGTTGTGCCTTGTTTCATATAACTTATAGCGTGTTGCCATCTTTTATTTGTTGATGTGTTTGCATAATCAAAGATATTTATTTGTATCGTGATATTTTGCTCTTTTTTAGCATCGTTAGATGTAAGTGGAATTCTTGATGAGCCTGACCCAGCACTAACACCATATTCGCTATTTATGTTTAATCTTGCTACATATTCAGTTCCATCACCTTGTCCGTTTAAGCGATAACCTAAACCAGTTCCATTACCATCTCCGTGCTGAGCATTTCGTATAACTAATCTTAAATCTTTGTAATCTGCGCTTATTGACGACAAAGTTATAGAGGTTGCAGCAGGTAATGAACCTGATGCTAGTGATGTCATACCACCACCACCAGCAGGTGCAGCCCATTTGAGTCCTAGTGTTTCATTTGAGTCAGCAGTGAGGACTGTG